AGCGGGGGAAGTAAGTCTTACCAACTATATTGTTGATTACTCAGAAAAGTAATCGCGGTCGAGTTCGTAACCGTCGTAAAACGAAAATGTTTGAATATATAAATGAAAATGAGTGAACATTCGTTGACGGAGGAACCGATTTTGATACGCTTCGGCGATGAACGCGTATCGAGGTAGATTGAGATCTCGCGTAGTGAAGAAATTCCTGGGGGAAGGCTTCGCGAGCACAGACGGTATGTACCGATCTCCAAAAGGATCGATGAAGCACGGGGGAACGACTATCTCGGCGAGGGAAAGGCCCAAGGTCTGAAGGTACTTGAACGCTTTTGAAGGTAGAGAAGAGACGTAGGACTCAAGCTCGGAAGCTGAGAACCCGTAAGTCTTCATAAGATACTGGACGGCGTCGAAGAAAACGACAGAGCGAACAGGATCCATGGAGGAGTACAACTGTCCTAACAATCGGGCAGCTGACTCGATCGGAAGCTTAACTTCGCGATCGGGAAAGAGGGTGGAGGCGACTATGAAATCAAAGGAGCGGGCGGGACCGCCCGAGCGATGATAATAGCCTAACCAATGAATGTTGTCCACATTATCGGTTAGACTGCACTTTTCTGGATGGAGGATGGCGCCAAAGACAGATCGGAGGACGAAGGACAAGGCGTCAAGGTCGAGGTTATCGGCCATGAGCTGAACTGAATCGTCGCCATAGTAGTAATCCTTCGTAGGAAGGGTACCCACTACGCGGTACATGGCGGTCCGCATTTGAACTGCGTTAGCACATGTGTCGATAAAGTTCGTCCACATAGATCCGGAGGGAACACCCTGACCCTTCTGAAAGCGAAGGCCGGTCGGAGTTCGGATCTTAGTGTTGATGAAGTAGGAAATCATGGACTTCCATCTTCGACAAGTTTGATCTGGATTGACGTTCCAAATTTTTCCCTCGCTGTCGATAACTTTGGTGAAATCGAACCAACTGGAGATGAAAGCAAAGATATCTCGAATCAGCCACGCAGTGACATGAGAGTCGAATCGTTCCAAGTCAGAATTGAGACAAAACTTGACGTTAGGAGTAGAAAACGATCGAGCAATATGTGCGTGACCTGAGAGGGCAGTCTCGAGTCCGAGACCCAAGAAGGTGTCGAACTCGTTTGACTTGTGCTTAACAGCCTCGATCAAAGGGAAGAAGAAACGAGCCTCTTCCGCAATGACCTCAGTTGGGTATCCCCAGACAGGGCGGATCTTAGTCTTAGTCTGCTCGGAAGCAACGACTCGATGAAAAGCCATGCTGTCGGGGAGAGACCAAGAGATACCGCGACCTATCGAATCCCACGCGCGGTGTATCTTGCCGGTTGCAAATTTTGAATCTACAACATCACCTTTGGTCTTGTAACCTTGGGTGACCCACGGAAAACCGGGGGACGTAGAGCGAGGAAAGTTTGAATGCTTCATCGCTGCACCGAGTGTGAGAGGGATAATCTTCTCTCTAGGTTGCAACTCGTCCATTGTCTTCTTGAGAATTGCAAGATAGTCGCCATCATGACATCTGTTAGGTAAGATGTCTCCATAGGACTTCAAGTTTTCTTCGAGGACGGCATTATCCCCGGAGGGTCGATGCCAAGATGAATGGATGCGGTTAACGAAGGCAGCTCCTTCGAGCCCGGAGGCAGCGAGAAGTGCTTCGTGAGAGAAAGAATCGAAATACGTTTCATTTCTGGCGGGGAAGCGATTCACCCGTCGCAGAAAGCGGAGTTGTGACATATGAGTATGCGTTTGTGTGTTCTGCAGAACACGATTTGTTGGTCACCAAGGTAAAGAATTAATC